GTTGTACCACTCTCAGGAGTTCCGTTTATGTATTCTACGTCCCCTGCAGTACCACCAGAAGTTATTGAAAACCCTTTTAACCGCACACGATTACTACCCTGAATAGCTTCCGCGCATAACGTACCTGAACCAACTGTAATGTTAGCGGCATATTGAGCCGAACACTCAACAGCCGTTACTGTTAAAAACAGTTTAGCTCCTGCCACTGTTTCTGCTGATCCTGTAGACGTGATAACTTCCGTCATAGCGTCACCAAACACATCTGTACCTGTTATGGTACAAGTCTTCGCGTTGTCGCTTGTTCCAGTCGTTGTAACCGTTACGTTCCTAGCAGTTCCATTCGCATGAGTGGTATTAGCCATAGTTGCTGACGTATTAGGTCTAGCCGCAGTTACTAAGCGAGTGGCACTTGCGGCATTTTCGTCACTTACTGTTAATGCTCTTACATCAGACAGTCCCATTGTACCCTCCTAGATTAACCGTTAGCGTAGTCGAAAGCTGCTCCATGTATCTTAATCATAATTTTACCTGCTGTGTACGCTGCTTCCGTAGCATCACCTGAAGTTAAATAAAGATACTTTTTAGTAAGAGCAGATAGTGTTGTTCCTCCATCTGCCTCATTATGAAGACCTAATGTTAAATCACCATTATTGAACAGAACTGTGCCACTTGTTACAGCCGCATTTTCTGCTGTTGTTCCTGTTGCAGAACACACTAGGTTAATATCTGGATCACCGCCTGTTGGTACTTCTAGGCACATAAACTCTACTAGATAAGGTATACCGTTCACAGCACTTGTAAGTTCAGCGATGTAAGCATTTGCTGCTCCACCATCTGTACCAATTACATCATCAGCTGTACCACCTGATGCTAGACCACCATGTAAATCAACCAATATTGTGGTTATAATATCACCGCCAATTTTATTTATGAATGTATTAATAGCGGCATCTGCAATACCAGAACCATGTGCGTTTGGAGTTACGTTAAAAATTGTAGCGGCTGTACCTAAACTTGCGTTATTAGCACCAGTCGTTGTACCTGCGGCTACGATATTGTCTCTACCAGAAGTCGCAACCTTCTGAACCTCTAAGACACCACCACTTGAAGCAACAATATGCTCTGTTTGGACTCCAGTTGTAGCATTTTCTGAGATAGTTTTAAGCCCATTCTTAGAACGGACTGCACCTGCGAATGTTGTATTAGCCATGTAAATTCTCCTGTCTTGGCTGTTGTCAGTCACACAATGCGACTGTCAGGTTAATTTAGTATAAAGTAAAAAGGGGCGACCCGCAAGCCACCCCTTAATATTATTTAGTTAAGCTCCTGGGGAACCGAAGATCCCTAGTGGGTCTGATACACCGAAAGAGTATCTTTCTCTAGCCTTGTATCTGCTGTTACCTGTATCAAAGTCAGCATCCATAGATGTTGCCATTGGACTACGTGTAAAATGCTTCAACCCATTAGGTACGTCTGTTAATAGGAAGAAAGCATCTGTATCAGTCAGATAGTGGTTTATAGTGTAACCCTCTGGGACAGAACCATTATTGCGTAGTGCATTAACGTCGTTGTCCGCAGTTCCTACTCTACCTTCAGTTTCTAACAATCTAGTTGCCACAAACTGTAGATTCGGTGGGATAACCAACTTACGAGGTTTAGCCGCGATCAAAAGACCACGCTCGTCAGTCCAACCTGCTATTTGTATAACAGCCGCTTCCAAAGAAGTTTCGTTAAGATCAGCAGCGACTGCTGGTTCGTTAGAGTTAGTACCACCACTTACCAATGGGTGCGCAGTAGAACAAAGTTCCACTCCATCTCCGTAGGTAGTGCCTGAGTCAAAAGCATTGTTTAAGATAGCCGCTGCTTTGACTTGCTTGGTGTACGCCATCGCACGAGCAAGCGCTTTGGTATAACGAGATGATAAAGAATCATACAAGTTATCTTCGATTGCTTCCTCAGTGATTGCGAAGCCCATCGCTACTGTTTCGTGTGTGTAGCGAGAGGTGAAAGCTTCCTGTGCATTGTCATAAGAGATGGCAGAACCTTCGTCTTTGACTGGTGCGGCAGAGAAGCCTGATAGTTTAGTTTCTTCTTCAAAAGAACGATCAGAGGTCTCTGATTCAAAGATCTCCCCATGTTCTTCCCCATACTTAGCATATTCCAAACCGAATAGTGCATTAAGACCAGGAAGTAGTTCTTTAAGAAGTTGCGCTCTAGATATTGCCATTGTCTATACCTCCTACAGTCCAACTGGGTTACGATAAGCGTGTCCACCGATGAACACGTTACTACCATTGTCAGTATGTGTGCTGTATATGACAAGAACTTCTTGAAAGGTATCGCTACCTGTCGCTGTGCTGTCAACTACATCAATGATTTGAAATGGTAGTGTTGAAGTGGTAGCAACAGTGTTATTGATAGCTAACTTACCTCGCCCATTAGTAGTATTTAATGTATTACTAATAATTGAAGCTTTGTTACCAATAACAGTTCTTCCCAATGTTGCCATTGTTGTACCTGAAGAGCAAATAGCTGCTTTTAGTATAACGTCAGGATCATCAACAACAAACGCATGTATATCACTAGCAACGATGCTGCCAGGATATTGATTGTTGAATGTTAACTGACTAGTATTGGGATCAGTATACTGACAACCCATAAAAACACCTAGTGTCCCAGTAGCAGGGAAGGCTGTTGTGCTTCCGTCACGTTCAATAGTTCCGTCATTTACACGCTTTACTAAGTCGCCTTTTCCGATAGCTGTGCCGTAGTTGCTAGCTATCTTCATTTGTCGAGTAGCGCCAGTGTAAGGACGACCACCAATCAAACCAACGGGTACTAGCCCATAAGGGGCATCGATAGTTGGATAAGCCATGAAAATAGTCTCCTAAATTAAAATTAATTGCCTTTGCCAAAAGTGACCTTAGACTTCCGTTCGTTAAATAACGGCATTCTAGGGTCGTTTTCTCGCATGAAGTTGTTGTCAACTGAGTTCATTTGGTTATCCGTCTGCTGTTTATAGTAGTCGGTACGTTCATCAACCAGTTCAACTGGAGCCTTACAGAGCATTAAACCACCTATGACAACGTTATCTGCAAATCGTTCGTTCTCTACAGTAACTAATGTTATCTCAGGATGATCTGCTGCTTTTACAGGTTCCCAACCTTCACGTATTTTTGCGGAAACATTAGTGGCATCTACTTGTCCTTGAGTGCTTGTTCGTATCCAACGGTACGCATATCCTGGCTCTGGCGTAGGTGAAGGTAAAACTTCTGGGCGCTGCCATGCCTTTTTACGTGTTGTTTTAGTACGAGTTTCAAGTTCTCTATTGATTCTGTTCTCAGCCATTATTCTTTCCTCATTTCTTCTGCAACCTTTTGGGCGTATAATTCAATCGGCACTCCGAGCCGTTTCGCGATGGCGACTTGTGTTTGCGTTAGCTTTACCTTTTTGGGTGCTACGCTCCGCGTTGCGGGTGCAACCACATTAGCCTGTTTTTTAGGCTTTTCAGCCTCTGGTTCTGCAACCTCCTCAAAGTTATCTGGGAAGAGTTGCCGCATACGAGTATCTATTGCCTCGTAGTATTCATCACTCTGCAGGTCTACGCCCTGCTTTGCGAGCTTGTTATGTAAGCCTAGTGCCAGACTGGTCATCTCGTCGTCTGTACCAAACCATGTATTTTGTTTAGCCCAGTCCTGCGCTCGTTGATCTACAACAGGAGCAGATTTAGGCTCTTCTTTACTTTTTACCGTATTCGATTCTTCCTGTAAAGAAGGTAATTTAAAATTGTTTAACTTATCGGTCTTTATCTTAGCGCCTGTTAAACTTTCTTGTGCAGCTAATACAGCTTCTGCGTCACCTGATTCGTACGCATCTTTATATGCAGTTTTAGCTTGTTTTAGTTCAGCTTCTGCTGTTTTCTTAGCCTGATCTAGTAATGCTGCTTGATTCTTATTAACATTACCTTTTAGTTTATCATTCTCGTCTTGAATAGATTTTACATACCGTTCAAGCTCTTCACGTTCTCTTAAGGCTGTTTCTTTCGCCCTACGTTCGTCGTGATAACCCTTACTAAAATGTTGAATACGCTTACGAACTTTTTCAGAATAATCTTCAAGCTCCTCATCAGTAATCTCTTCAGGCGGCTCGGAAGGTTTTTTATTTCTATCAGCTTTCGGTGTATCATCGACAACTTCGACTTCAAAGTCAGCTTTAGAATTAGCCTTTTTGATTCCTTTATCGTCTGCTCCACTTGTTTCTGGTTCATCTTTCTTTTCTTTCTTGCCTGATAAATCAATCTCTACAGCACTAGAATCTTCAACTTCTATCTGCGGTTTTACATCATCGTCTGGAAAGTTATACTCTACTTTTTGAAATGCCATTTATTACTCCTATGCTCTCGCTACACCGCGAGGATCTGCCACTACAGCCTCTATTGAATCATCGTTCATCAAACGATACTCTTTACCTGCTACCTTAAATCGTGTTCCACTGTTTGCCCGAAACATGACAAAGTCACCTTCTTTACACCATGCGCCATCAGGAAACCGTTCTTTGTCCTGATCTTCAAAACACTGGTATCCGCATATGTTTTCTCTATTTCAGGTAATGCTACCAATACTCTATACCCTACAGGTCTTGGTAGTTGTTGATCTAATTCGCTATCACTTAGTTGTACTACTTCAGTCATCGTCACCTTCCAATTGTTTGCGCGAGAGGTCTTGTATGTGTGTTATGCTAGATCTTAGACCTCGTATCAATCCAACAATTTCCCTATAGTTTGCATAATCTTTTGCTGATCCTGCGTTTAGGAAATCCTGTGCAGAAGCCATATCGGCTTCGATTTTGTCAATTAGCACGTCATAGACGGTTTTAGCCATTATTTACCTCTTAAGGTTTTAAATAAATCCATTTCCATTTTGTTATCTTTATCTACTTTATCTGCTTCTAATTTTACGTTTTCTTTCTCCGCTTTAATCTGTACCTCTGCTTTATCCAACTTTAGTTTCTCAGCCTGTATGGTAGCATCAGCCTGATCTTTCTTAGCTTTGCGTTCTACTTCTTGAGCTTTGATTTGTAGCTCCGCTTGCTGCATTTGCACTATAGGATCTTGTGCTTTCTGCTCCGCTTGTTGTTGAGCTGCTTGTTGTATGTGAGACTGTGTAAGAGCTTTACCTGCCTTAGATATCAGTCTAGAAAGATTAACTTCTACTTCTTCTGGTAGATCTTCATTCGGTAGTGGTAGTTCTACCCCAAGCCGTTCTTCTATATCTTTTCTATACTTATACCCAAGATGTTCAGCTACGTGAGCCTGTAGAGATGCCATGATCTGTTTAGCCTGTGGGTTCTGCCCTATCATTTGCGCGATCATAGGATCTTGCATAAACGCCATATGTGTTTCGATATGTGCGTCATGGTCTTGGTATATAAACGCTTTCATCGGTTTACCCATAAGTGCTGACATATTCTCACTTATAGGATCGACAGGTTTGAGGTCATCTTTAGTCGGTACAAGTTTGTCCGCGTTCTTCACCCCAAGAACTTCTATCATCTGCCTATGTAACTGAGGCAGGTCATATATCTGTGGTGCAGTTTGGGACATTTGGAGGACCGCTTGGTACTGCACCACTCTCTGTGCCATAGTAGAACTATTTGGATCGGACACAGGGATAACGTCAATTAACATAAAATCTGATTGTTTAGCCGATACATCACCTCTAGCAGGTATATAGGCATATTCTGCAGGAGCATACTCAGACATCAACGCTTTTAGTAATTTAAACTCCTGCTTCATAGCGTAATGAACACGTGCTTGTACGGCTGCCATCGGCTTGAGTGTTCTTTCTAACAGGGCGAGGGTTGTACCCACAGGAGCGTTAGCTGACATGTCCGATATGTTCATATCGCTTATTGCCCCAAGCCTACGCCCTTCGGTGGTAATCTGGTTTAACAACGCAAGAAGAGTCTGACTAGGTTCTTTGTACGGCAGAGGCATAATGTTGTCACGTATACTGCCTGATGGCACGTCTACATCTCTAAAAGACCCAGGTTCTATCGGTGTGTCATCTCCCTTGATACGTAGTCCTCTGGCTTTCAGTCCACCTGGGAGGTTTGCCAATGTACCTGCGTCTACAAGCTGTCGTATAAGAGAGGTTCCTGCTCTCGCGTACCCTCCTATTATATGTATAAGACCTAACCCGTAGAACCCAAACCCTGGAATATATACATAATGTACAAAATGCTGACGCTTCAACATTAACTCATCATCAGGGTTCCAGTTACGTCGTATTGATAATACTTTATATGACCCTCGCTCTACAGATACTATATATGGTTTAGCAATCTCATCGTCAGAATTATCAACGCCATCTATAACTATGTCTGCGTGAATCTCATATATACTATATCTATCGTCATCTGTAAGAGAATACCCACCCTCTTCAGCTTTTCTCTTTTCTATATCACTGTGATATGCCTGTGGCTCTCCAAGATCTACATCTACATAGAACCCGTTAGCTTGTAACTTCTTTAACTCATTTTTTGTTTTTCGCATAACATGCGTCACACGTTCCGCTGTTTCTATGTGTGATGCACCATAGGGAACTATCACATCTTCTGCGGGTATAAATACAGATACCTGTCGTCCCAAATTAGGATCGTAGTATACTTTTTTAAATGCTGACCCCGCCAAACCAAGATTATATAGTAACCGTTCATGCTCAGACCTGTATTCTACCATGTTCTCTGTCAACTGGTAGTTCATGTCAGCCTTCACACGCTCAGAGGCTTCTAGTTTTTCACGAGTTTCTTCTCCTAGTATTTTAGTCTTTACAGGTCCTTGCGCAGGAAATGTTTCACTCATAGTTTCCGCCTGGAAACGAATAGCTGCTTCTGCTAACACGTTAGAGTACACACCACAAGCGCCTTCCCAGGGTTCGGTACGTTCTTCATATTTAAACCCTAACACATCAAGACCTTTGACAAATGTATCTGCCCACTCTTTTCGACTGTCTAAATCAGAATCAATATTTCCTAGTAACTCATCAGCTATCATACCAAGTTGGTCATCATCCATAGATTCAGCTAAGTTCTCATCAAAATCACCTGTGCCTATCTCTTCAGCGTCAGGAACTATGGTGATCTCCATACTACCATCATCTAATGTGACCATATCTGGGTTAACAACTTCTATCTCCAGTTGTTCAGTTTCTTCTTCCTCTATACCTGTAGGAGCTTGAAGTATCCCTTTTTCTATTGCCATCAGTAGTACCCACCTCTCTTTTGTTTAAAGTATTGAGTTTCCTCTGGTTCGTCACTCGGTAGTCTGATAAACCCGCCCTGTCTAAATCTCATCAACGCCATGACGGTAGAGTCCACCAAGTCATCATGGCTCATAAACGGAAACCCTGCTATTTCTTCTACTAGTTCCTCTGCCCACCGTGTTTCGGGAACCCAACACAGACCTGATGATACAATA